ATACAGGTCATCAAGGCGCGTCTCTTAAAGGAGAAAAAAGAAAATGAAAAGTTGTTTAACAAAGACCTACACGAAATTAAAAGAGTTCAGCTCTACTGTTTTATCGCGGCTGGTGTCATTGCTTGGTACCTTACGTGGGGCCATAAAGGGTAAGAAGTAATGTTCCCACTAACCGCCATCGTCGACGTTGGGATGAAAATCCTAGACAAGTTTATACCAGACCCAGAGGCTAAGGCCAAGGCGCAACAAGAGCTCCTCAAGATGCAACAAGAGGGCAGGCTGGCCGAGCTTAACGCCGACAACATCGAGGCACAAGAGCTTACCAAGCGCCAGCAGGCCGACATGGCAAGCGACTCGTGGCTGTCCAAGAACATCCGCCCCTTGACACTGATCTTTATACTGATCGTGTACACTATATTCGCCGCCATGAGCGCCGCAGACATCGAGGTCAACAACAACTACGTTGAGCTCTTGGGTCAGTGGGGTATGCTGATTATGTCATTCTATTTCGGCGGACGCTCGCTGGAGAAGATAATGGAAATGAAGAAAGGCAAAAGTGAACCTAAGCCCTAACTTTACACTAGAAGAACTAACCGCCAGCGAGGTGGCACAGCGCAAAGGGTTAGACAACACCCCAAACGCCACCGAGACGGCTAACCTAGTACGCACCGCAGAGTTACTAGAACAGGTCAGATCGCTACTTAACAAGCCGATCCTTGTAAACTCAGCGTTTCGCTCTAAACCAGTTAACGACTCTGTCGGCAGCAAAGACACTAGCCAGCATAGGATAGGTTGTGCCGCCGATATCAGAGTCCCCGGATTGACCCCCAAACAGGTCGTACAGGCCTGCATCGATGGAGGAATACCATTTGACCAGATCATTGAAGAGTTTGGCTCCTGGACGCATATCAGCGTGCCAAACACTAAAGACACCGCGCCCCGTAAGCAGGCGCTTATTATTGACAAAACAGGCACAAGAGCCTTTTCTTAGCATAAATTTGCATTAGTATATAGCAAACTAACGAGGAGACTCTATGTTACGACATCACCTGGCGGTGTACGCCTGCGCGATTGCGCTTGTCTGGGGCGTGTGTTTTCACGACCCTTTAGCTAAATGGGCCATGGCCAGCACCCCGTTCCAGTGGGTTGCTGACTCAACCGTTGAATTAATTGAACACTTTGAAGGAAAACGCTACCGCGCCTACCAAGATGCCGGCGGTAAGTGGACGACTGGCGTGGGGCACTTAATACGCCAAAAGGACGCCCATTTGCTCCATAGGGAGCTTTCTGAGGCCGAGGTGATAGGTATCCTACACCGGGACCTAGAAAAGTGCTCTATGGCCCTAGAATCGGCTTTAAACAGCACTCCCAAGCGGCACCAGATCGACGCCCTAATGAGCCTGTGCCATAACATCGGCCCGGACAACATGGCCCGCTCGGAGGTCGTCAAGCACTTTAACGACGGCAACGTGCACAAGGCAGGCGACGCGTTCCTTAACTGGAGCACCCCGCCGGTCCTTAAAAAGCGCAGACAAATAGAACGCTCGCTGTTCTTGGCCGGGGCGTAAAGGCCCCTTATTTTGCATTAGTAGATATAGAACCATTAACCTGAAGGAACTAACATGGACGGCTTTAAATCATCACCAAAGATGCAGTGCTTCAAAGAAGGTGGCGCTGTAAAGTATAAATCACGCCACTCTGAAAAGTCAGAGATGAGCGAAGACATTGCACAAGACAAAAAGGTCGTGAAGAAGGCGTTTGCCATGCACGACAAGCAGTCACACGAGGGTGATAAGACTGACCTGGCTAAGCTAAAAAAAGGCGGCCGCATGAAGAAGAAAGACGGCGGTTGCGTTGGTCGCTACAAAGCGGGCGGTTCGATTGGTATGAAGAAAGACTCTGGCGACATTAAAGACATCCAGAAAATTAAGCTCACCAAAACCAAAAAGGCCGCAGCTCCATCTAAGGCGGCTATTAAACCAGCGATGTCAAACATTGCCGAGCCAGCGCCAGACATGGGTGCGATGCCCCCAATGATGAAGAAGGGCGGCTACGCAAAAAAGTGTGCTGAGGGTGGCTCATTAAAATCTGTCGACGCAGAAGAGAACCCTGGCCTGGCCAAACTCCCAACCAACGTCCGTAACAAGATGGGCTACGCTAAAAAAGGCGGTGAAGTAAAAAAGTATAACGCTGGCAAATCGGTATCAAACGAAATAGTAAGAGAAAGCACGTTAGGAAAACCGATTACCAGCCAGCAAAAAGAAATGGTAAAAGAGCAGTCAACTAAACCCGGTACTTTAGATTTTCCGTATAGCAAAACAACATCAAAAAAATATTCAGAAATGAAAAAAGGCGGTGGAGTAAAAAAGTATGCTGACGGCGGTATTGTAGACAATATTAAAGCCGTCGGTAAAAAAGCATACGAGAATGTAATGGGTACACCAGAACAAAACAAGGCAGCCGCCGAGCAAGAAAAAAGAATTGCTGAAAAAGACCCATCTAGCTACGAGGCAAAGTACCGTAAAATGACTGGTAAAAAACGCGGCGGAAAGGCCTGCTAATATGCCAATAGAATCTAAGCAGCAACAGAAGGCGATGTATGCAGCGGCCGCTGGTAAGTCAACCCTTGGCATCCCTAAGAAGGTTGGCAAAGAGTTTATCAAGGCCGGCAAGGCAAAGCCAAACCTACCACAAAAAGTAACTAAACGCGCATCCGGCAGAGGACGTTAATTTATGTCATACTCTGGTACCATTAACCAGACCAAGATCAACGTAGATCAGTTGATCTCGTACGCATACCGTGATGCTGGTAAGACGGCAGAAGAGATAACGCCCGAGTACATTGACGCCGGTAAACAGGCGCTTTACTATTTACTTCAAAACTTGTCTAACCGTGGCGTTAACCTGTGGCTCTTAGAGAACAAGGTCATCGGCGCGCCAACAAATGCACAATGGGTTTCGTTACCCGAGAGCACGATTGACGTGCGTGAGGCAAACTGGGTATACATTACAAACCCATCGTATAGTGGATTATTGCCGGCATCAAACCCAAACGTGGTTAATTTGTTTGACCAAGACGCAAACGACACACTAGATCTTTTTGCAACTACGACGCTAGTAGATAATTACTTCGGTGCTGCATACAGCCCGCAGACACGATTGTTTTACGTTGGATTTAACGCGTACTGCCCCGGAACAACGGCAACTTATACTTTAGACTTTGAGGTCAGTAACGACGGAACAAACTGGACGGTGTGGGAGTCGTTCCCATCCACCACACTGGCTGACCGTGAGTGGGCATACTTTAGCATAAACGCCACACAAGAGTTCTATTACTTTAGATTAAAAAACCGAAACACATTAGCAACATTCTCGTTGCGTGCCATCCAGTTCGCACAGAGCCAGCAGGTTATTCCTATGGCCAGACTAAACCGTAACGATTACTGGAGCCTCCCCAATAAACAATTCCCCAGCCAGCGCACACTGCAGTATTGGTTTGACCGTTTAGTTGAGCCGCGCATGTACCTGTGGCCCGTGCCAAACAATAACTATCAAGTGTTTCAGTTAATTGTTGAGACGCAGATGCCAGACGTTGGTTCGTTAACAAATGAACTATATCTGCCAAATCGTTGGATTGGTTCTATCCAAGCCAGCTTGTCGCACAAACTAGCAATGCAGTTACCACAAATTGATTTGCAACGAATTGCGTACTTAGAAAAGATGGCCACCCAATTAGAGTACGACGCGGCACAAGAAGAGCGCGACAAGTCGCCAATTTACTTCCAACCTAACTACAGCTACTATACACGATGAGCGGCGCATACGTAATGACCTACGACAACTTGGTGGATGACGTCCAGCGTTACATGGAACGTGATGACCCCGGGTTTGTTGCACAGATCCCCAGCCTAATTGGATTGGCTGAGGCAGCGATTGCCGCCGAGTTAAAGTCACTACTACAATTAACCGTAGTAGAAACTACTTTGGCAACTAACCAAGATGTACTAGCTAAACCAGCACGCTGGCGCAAAACCGTTTCAATGAAAGTAAACGGCGCGCCCATATTGTTGCGCTCACAGGATTATATTGCACAGTACCAATCTGAGTCAAGTAATGGTCAACCAAAGTATTACGGTGAGTATGACTACAACAACTGGAACTTTGCACCAAAACCAGACCAAGATTATCCTGTAGAAATTATTTACTACAGCCTAATTCAGCCACTTGACACAAGCAACCAGACTAACTTGTTCACGCGCGAGTGCCCGCAGGCGATGTTGTTTGGTACCTTACTACAGGCCCAAGGCTATTTAAAGGCGTTGGACAAGCTGCCGGTTTGGAAAGCATACTACACCGAGTCATTAGCTGCGTTGAAAAAAGAAGACAACTCGCGTCGTATTGATAGAAATACTACGGTTCAGGAACCATAATATATGCCAATTTATACATCACCGTTTACCGGAACAGTTGTCCAGCCAACGGACGTATCGTACTACGAACTTAACTTCAGTGCGAATGTGCAGCTTTACTGGCCTGCCGTTGTTAATCCACAGCAGGTACCAGCCGCCCGTATTATTGACTGCACGCCGTCTACTTCTGGTTTAGTTATCTCTCTGCCTGAGGGAAATCAGGGAACCACCGGCGCGGATATCTTAATTCGTAACTTTGGTGGCGTAGCATTTACTGTACAAGACTTTGCTGGTACAGGATCTGTGTCAATCCCCGCAGGAGTGTCTAAATATTTTTATCTATCGGATAACTCCACCTCAGCCGGTGTCTGGCAAAATGTAACCTTTGGCGCTGGCACATCATCCGCCGATGCCGCTTCGTTAGCTGGAAACGGTTTAGTTGCGCTATCTGGCAAATTAAACACTACACAAAACATTGTAGAAGTATCGTCAACACCATCAATTACAGACGCAAGCCGTGCCGCTACATTTGTTTGGACGGGCGGCAATGGCACATTTACACTACCAACGGCGGCTAGTTTAACTACTGGTTGGTATATTGCATTTAGAAATAACGGCACTGGTGCAATTACCATTACACCACAGGGTACGTCAACAATTGACAGTTTAGCCACTATCACCGTTAACCCCGCAGAGTCTGGTTTTATTGTTTTCCAAGAATCCTCTGGTAACTTCTTTACGGTTGGTTTGTCGGTACCATCAAATGTAACGTTCACATCTGCAACGTATGACGTAGATTCTATTGTTGGTAACACATTTAGCTTAGTATCATACGCACCAATTATTCAGACATACGTTGCGTTGGCTGGCACCCGTGCGGTTGATTTAGATGTTACGTTACCAGCCACCACACAGTTGTATGTGTTGGTAAACAATACAGGTCAGCCAGGATACAATGTCACGTTCCAAATCTCTGGTAGCTTACAGACACCTATTGCATTAAGTAATGGTGGTGTTATTTTGGCGCTCAGTGATGGTAACCAGCTATATGTTATTAGCCAGACAACTGTTGGCGTTTACTATGCAGACAACGGCTCTGCCGCAGCTCCATCTTTTTCTTTTACAAGTGATACAAACACTGGTATGTATTTGGTTGGTACCAATAATTTAGGGTTTTCTGCCAACTCCGTATTAATGTTAGATATTGATAATACTAACACATTAGACCCACAGGTATCCACACCAGCAACATTTAACGCAGGATTAATTGGTGGCGGGACGTT